ATGGCGCTCTGACCCATGCCGCACCGTTCCTGATGGATGATGCGCGGATGCAGACCTTTGGACAGATATACCTTGCTCGCGTACAATCGCTGCAAGATGAGTCCCAGAAATCCCTACACAGCGGGTCGCCGCTGATAGCACGCACCCGGAGGGTTTACTAATGGCTGGCCTGACAAACTTTGGCGAAGACCTTGTACTTGATTTCCTGTTCACGGCCAACACGGCAACCCGCCCGACTGCGTGGTATGTCTCCCTGTACACGGTAGCCCCGACTGAAAGCACCGGCGGCACCGAAGTCACAGGTGGCTCTTATGCTCGCGTCTCAACCAGCTTCACAGTTTCCGGTACTGCACCTACTGAAGCCAGCAACACGGCTGCGGTTGAGTTTGCAGAATGCACGGCTACATGGGGTACAGTTGTTGCCGCAGGTATCATGGACGCATCCACTGGCGGCAACCTGATTGCCTTTGCAAACCTGACTGTAAGTAAGGCGATTGATACGGGCGACGTGTTGCGGTTCAACGCGGGCGCACTCGACATCACGCTTGACTAATGGCCTACATCGGGCGCGCTTATGGCGACTATGATTTTGGCGCTGGTGCTTATGGCACCTCCGTCATCATTGAGGTTGACCCTGCGCCCGGTCGAAACTACGGCGGGGATGACTATGGCGCCTACAGCTACGGCGAAAGTCTAGCACTCAATGTTATAGCCGTAACGTCAGATGGCGTTGCTACACCCACCAGACTTATCAGCGCACAAGCTGAAGCAATGTCCACCACCAGCGGCGGCGCTGTTGCCACTGACACTGACCTTGTGTCATGCGTCATCGCAATCACCTCCGACATGGTGGCTGGCGGGCAGAGGCTTGAGGCTGCGGCTGCGGTTGCAGTCTGCACGTCGAATATGCTGGCAAATGCGACCATTGACGCAGAGGCAGTTGCAGTCGGGGCCAGCACGTCAGACGGGACAGCATCGGCGTACATTTCGATCATTGTCGCGGGTGTTGGTGCATCACAAAGTGACGCCTTCTTCACGGCTACACGCTACCAGTTTGCCAGCGCAATCTCGGCCATAACGTCTGACGCAACTGCCGCTGGAAATGCAACTTATTCTGCTGTAGAGTTGATCGAGATAAACAGCGACATGATCGCAGTCTCGAAGGCAACTTATTCAGCCTCCATGATTGCGGCCCTGTCGTCGAACATGACGGCAAACGGGCGGTATCTATGGGAGAAGGAAACTGTGGCTGCTGAAAGCTGGACTAGCCAAGTGGTTCCTTCCGAGACTTGGACAGTACAGGCAACATCGGCCCAAGCATGGGTTAATCAGTAGGAGCAGCCGTCATGGCCGATTCGTATACAGCCAATTTGAATTTAACCAAGCCTGAAGTTGGCGCATCCCGTGACACATGGGGTGGCAAGCTCAACACTGACCTTGATACTGTTGACGCACTGTTCAACGCGGCTGGCACGGGGACATCGGTCGGCATCAATGTCGGTGCTGGCAAGACGGCAGTCATCGCTGGCACCCTGACGCTCAACGGCACGGTTAACGGGTCAGCGGCGGTTGGTGTGGCCAATGGCGGCACTGGCGCGACAACACTGACGGCTAACAATGTGCTTCTGGGCAATGGAACCAGCGCCCCGTTGTTTGTTGCCCCCGGCACCAACGGCAATGTGCTGACCAGCAACGGGACAACGTGGACATCAACCACACCTGCGTCCGGGTTCAGCGCGGCTGCTGACAACACATTCACTGGCATCCAGACGTTTACCGGCAGCACGTCAAAGATCGCGGTCATTCCGACGAACATTGCAGAGCCTGCAACCGTATCCGCCACTGCGGCAACCGGCACGATTGCCTATGATGTCACGACGCAGAGCGTCCTGTATTACACGTCAAACGCCTCGGCCAACTGGACGGTTAACTTCCGTGGATCGTCTGGCACGTCGCTGAACACGCTGATGACGACCGGGCAGATGATGACGCTGGCGTTCCTTGTGACCAATGGAGCCACGGCCTACTACAACAGCGCAGTGCAGGTTGACGGGACATCTGTCACGCCGAAGTGGCAGGGTGGCACGGCTCCCGCTGCGGGCAATGCGTCATCCATTGACGTGTACACGTACACCATTGTGAAGACGGGATCGGCAGCGTTCACCGTATTTGCTTCACAGACCAAGTTCGCCTGATAGGGGTTTATAATGACGACTGTTGTAACGCGAGGCGCTGCTTCCGCACAGGCACTTGGCTATGCCTCCAGTTCCGCAGCCGTCAACTATGTTGAAGACGTGTTCTCGACGTACCTGTACACGGGTAACGGCTCCACGCAGACGATCACCAATGGGATTGATCTTAGCGGTAAGGGTGGGTTGGTTTGGACAAAAAACAGAAACGTCGCTCAACAGCATACTTTGGCAGATACTGCACGGGGCATTAATAATGTTATTTACTCAAGCCTAACAAACGCACAGGCAAACTTTCCAACAAGCATTACTGCAATATCTAGTACTGGATATTCTCTTGGTAGTTATTCAGGTAATAACAATAGCGGAAGTGGCTACGTTTCATGGACCTTCCGCGAGCAGCCGAAGTTTTTTGATGTTGTGACGTATACTGGGAATGGTGTTGCTGGTCGCACTATATCTCACAACCTTGGATCAGTTCCGGGCTGCATTATTGTTAAACAAACTAGCGCCGCTGGTCAGGACTGGATGGTGTATCACCGTTCATTAGCTGCAAATGGTTATTTGCTGTTAAACTCGACAGGAGCTGTCAGCACATATCCGTATCTATATGGTCCGACATCAACAACATTCACAGTTGACAGCTCGTCGCCGGTCAATGCTAACGGAGCCACCTACGTCGCCTACCTCTTCGCACACGACGCAGGAGGGTTTGGCGCTGCCGGAACAGAAAATGTGATCTCATGTGGGTCTGTTGTTAATACCGGGAACCCTCAAGTAACACTTGGCTACGAGCCTCAATGGGTTCTGTTTAAATCCGCAACTAGTACATCTGCGTGGTACATAGTTGACAATATGCGCGGTTTGCCAGTTGGAGCCAACCAAGCGGTCCTTATACCAAATTCAACTGCGGCGGAAGTAACCAATAGCGAATATATAAACATAAATGCAACAGGGTTTAGACCAAATTCTTCTCTGTTGGCGGATGAAACACTCATCTACATCGCCATCCGCCGTGGCCCGATGCGGGTGCCGACTGATGCGACGAAGGTGTTTTTGCCGCAAACTAGAACCGGAACTGGTGCTGATGCTACAATTACGGGAGCTGCATTTCCACCCGATTTCCTGTTTAACATTGACAGGTTTGAAGCTATCGCCGGATCAAGATATGTTTACGACCGTTTGCGGGGCGCGGGGCAAACTGAATTAAGAACGAATAGCACCACTACTGAAGGTTCTTCAGGGGCTGTGGGCGTAACTTCCTTTAACATGAATGGGTTTTCTATAAGTTCTGCCGCCGCGTTTAATAGCAGTTCTGTTTCTTACATTAACTATATGTTTGGCCGCGCCCCCGGCTTCTTTGATGAGGTTTGCTATTCTGGGACAGGTTCTGCAACAACTGTGACGCATAATCTGGCGGCAGTGCCTGAGTTGATGATAATTAAGGCGAGGAACAGCACTTTTAACTGGACGGTAAAAAGAAACGCCAGCCTTGATTATGCAGTTTTAAACAGTACGCAGGCTTTTGCCGGTGGGTTTGAAGCTGCTCTTTGGAATAGCACCGAACCTACGTCTTCCGTTTTCTCTTTAGGTACGAACGCGTCTGTAAACGGTTCAGGGTACACCTACGTCGCCTACCTCTTTGCAACAGTTGCAGGCGTATCCAAGGTTGGCACATACACCGGCACCGGCACAACGCTTCAGATCAACTGCGGGTTCACGGCTGGTTCAAGGTTTGTGCTCATAAAGCGCACTGACAGCACAGGCGACTGGTACGTGTGGGACAGCGCACGCGGCATAGTTGCGGGTAACGATCCATATCTTTTGCTAAACAGCACGGCTGCGGAAGTTACCAGCACCGACTACGTTGACACCTATTCCGCAGGCTTTGAAATCAGCTCCACGGCTCCCGCTGCAATCAATGCTAACGGCGGCTCATACATCTTCTTGGCAATCGCGTAAGGAACACGGTCATGCAAGTACGGATCAGGACAACTGGCGCGGTGATGTTTGAATCGGAGCTTCGCGCATGGCTCCAGCAAACCGATGGCCCGTCATACGACACACTGACGCCGGAGGTCATGGAGGCCATTGGCGTTGACCCCGTGTTTGAAGGCCCGCAGGCAACAGGTGGCACAGTCTACCAGTACAGCCAGCGTGATGGCGTCGAGCAAATCAGCGGCAACTGGTACACCAAGTATATCCTCGGACCAGTGTTCACCGACAGCACAGTTGATGGCGTCACCACCACTGCCGCTGAACAGGAAGCCGCATACAAGGCCACCAAGGACGCGGAGCAATCTGCCTCTGTCCGCACAAGCCGCAATGACAAGCTGGCAGCATGCGACTGGACACAGCTTGCAGACAGCACGGCAGACAAGACAGTATGGGCGACCTACCGTCAGTCATTACGCGATGTTACAGCGCAAGACGGGTTTCCGTGGAACGTAACATGGCCGGAGGCACCGTGAAATGACTGGACCAGATGAAACACTGAAGCACGTTGCAGATGCAGCCTCCGTTGTCACGGTTATTGGGACATTAACAAACGTGCTTCCACATGCAGCGGCGCTGTTTACAATCATCTGGACCAGCATACGGATTTACGAGACTGACACTGTGCAGCGGTGGTTGGGCAAGAAACAGGGGTAAGGTAATGGTATGGACCCTGCCACAATCGCTCTCATATTTGGCGCTGCCAAGACGGCATATTCTGCTGTTCAGCAGGGCATTAAGATCGGCAAAGACATCAACTCCATGTGTGGGGATGTTGCCAAGCTTTACGGGTCTGTCGCCAAACTAACGCAGGCAAGCAAGTCACCTCCGAAGCCTAAGCTGTTCAGCAAAGTCACAGCCGAGGAAATAGCCCTAGACATTGTGGTCAAGCGGCGCGAGGCGGCAGAGTGGGCAGAGAAGGTCAAGAATGACTTTGTTGCAATCTACGGCGTCCGAGGCTGGGAGGAAGTTCTTAAAGAGGTCATCAGGGTGCGAAAGCAACAGAGACAACTGGAAGAACAGAAAGCCCGTGAAGCCCAGCAGATGCGTGAAGACTTGGCTCAACTGGGGCTGGTTGTGTTAGCGGCTTTGGCAATCATGGCTGGATTACTTGCCCTAGCGGTTTGGATGGCATAATGGCAAAACCACCTGTCAAAAAAACAGCAGCAAAGAAGCCACCGGCAAAGAAGCCTGTTGCTCGCAAGAAGCCTGTTGCCAAGCCTGCTGAAGTTGCCGCACCTCCCAAGCCTCCCGGTGGGCCAATAGACAAGGCGCTTGATCTCGTAAAGTGGATCGACAGCCCATTCAAACTGGCGACAGTTATCGGTCTGGGCGTTTTTGGTCTGGCTGGCTACATCATCTACGAGCAGCAGGACAAGCTTGTCGGCTCAATGCTTAGTCGCGATATTATGCCGGTGTTGATGGACGATCAGCATGTAGCTGGTGCAGGTGGCCTACTGATGCGCGATCTCAGGGCTGAAGCCGTCATGATCCATTCGGTTGACCTTGGCAAAAATGCCCGTACCACAAAGGTGGTACTGTCATCAGATGGCAGATATTTGCCGCTAGAGGGTCGCAAGGGCGCATTCTTCAGTGGATCACCAGCCAGAAACCGTGCGGCAATCGCGATGCTGAATGGCGAAGTAGCCTGTGAACCGTTTGAGGCGTCATCTGATCTTGGAGACTGGTTGCTAAGTCGCAACGTGACCTATCTATGCCGAGGTGCAGCGCCACCGGATGCAGGCCATATGGTCGGATATGTTGCAGTTGCTTTTAAGCAACAGCCGCGTGATATAATCGCTGTGAAAGCCCGAATTAACCAGACCGCGCGTGAGATCGCGAAATAGGGAGAATGTAGATGAGAATGTCAGCAGCCGGGCTTGCCACTGTAAAAGAGTTCGAGGGTCTTAGACTAAAGGCGTATAAGTGCCCCGCAGCAGTTTGGACTATCGGCTATGGCCACACCTCTGCGGCAGGCGCACCTATGGTCACAAGCGATCTTGAGATCACGCGAGACGCAGCCGAGGAAATACTGAAGCGCGACATGGTGCAATACGAGGATGGCGTGCGTAAGTACGTCAAGGTTGACCTGTCGCAGGGCCAATTCGATGCTCTGGTTGACTTTGCCTACAATGCGGGCGTGGGAGCCTTGGCCAAGTCCACCCTGCTGAAAAAAGTCAACGCTGAGAAGTTTGACGAGGTTCCTGCCGAGTTCATGAAATGGACTAAGGGCGGCGGTAAAGAGTTGCCGGGTCTGGTCCGTCGCAGGAGAGCAGAGGTCAAGTTGTGGCGTGGCCTTGATACCGAGAAGCCGATTTCTGCTGATGAGGCCCGCGCAGAACCTGACCAGCCAAAAGCGCGCAAATCCATCACACAGTCAAAGGAAGCCAATGCGGCTGTGGCGGCTGGTGGCTTGGGTACGATTGCCGTGGTGCAGGAAGTCATGCCGATGGTTCGTGAGGGCGGTGATCTCTTAGGTTCCTTGAGCCCGACGATCCTGATCCTGTTCGTCATCATCGCAGCGGCTGGTGCAGTCTGGTACTTCCGCAAGCAGCGGCTGGATGAGGAGGGCGCATGATAACCCTGCTGTTTAGCCCACTTGGGCGATACATGGTAATCGGTGGCGTC